CCGCCTTTGCCACCTTTGCCTATAATGTAACCAGAATTTTCTATAGTAACAGCCTGGCCTATATTATTGGGAATAAGAAGTGCAGGCTTAGCTGTATCATCAGACCAAACATATACGCCGCTATCAATAAGCAGAACAATCTTAGATATTTCGTTCCAACCTTTAGCCTCGGCCTCTGTTAGCACGTTGTAATTTTCTACATTTTCAGATATCTGCAAATAGAATAAGTTTGTAGCTCCATAAAAATCCCCTACGGATATTTCACCTGATGTTGGAATAGTAGAATTATGGTCTGGAACGATTGCGGTATTATCATGGACATAAGCACCACCTCTATAGTATTCATTTAGAGCGTGCGGTGCTGATCCAGTGAATTCATTTGAAATGTCGGTTATGGAAATTGATCCAGTATCTTTAATAGCCATATTTACTTGCCTACTTTTTCTTGCAATTCCTTGATAGCCTCAATTAAGAGACCTATGACATTTCCGTGTCGTACAGCAAATACTTCTTTATTGGTTTTTGGATCTATCGTTTTATATACTGCGCCAGGAAGTACTTCTAGTAACTCTTGAGCCATAACACCAGTCATTGGTGTATCATCGCCGATATAGTTAAAGTTATATCCGCCAAGTTGTGAAACTTTATCTAAAGCATTCTCAATTGGAGTAATATTTTCTTTCATAGTTCTATCTGAGACAGAGCCAAACGCGGTAATATTTCCGGTTGCTGTAACAGTATTAAACACAACATCAGCAGTAGTGCCAACTGATTGTCCGATAGCAATCTCACCAGATGTTTTACTATATGTTACACCAGTACTTCCTGTTAATGAATCTCTTGCTCTAGCAGTAGTAAAGTAAAGTTTAGTACCTTCGGTAAGATTTGTTGTTTTATGATTTGATAATGAACTAACAGTACCATTTACATTACCAGTAAATGTAGCAGGAATAGTTGTGCCATTGCCATTTTCAAATACTTTTGCAGTTCCACCTGGAGCGTAAACATCACCTACAAAATCTCCAGAGAAATCTCCAGAAAAGTTACCAGACGCAGCTACGAAAGTGGCAGTATTAGAAGTAAGTAATCCATCGATTCTCAGGTCAGTACCAATCTCTACATCAGTAGAAGTTACAATACTCGGTACAGTTAACACGCCAGCTGGGGACAATGAAAACGCAGTAACGCCACCCTGAACCATTTGGAAATTAGCAGCCGCAGAACTGTCGTAACCAATATCCCAAGCAGTTATATTATCTGTATATCTTGTTTTAGCACCAGAAACTCCATATGCGAACGTTGCAGCTATAGGGGATAATGCAGGAGTAATTTTAACTGGAGAACCAAAGTCGAGTGTCGCACCGGGCGTTCTAGTTTCAACAAAATCTGTTAACAGATCATTGAATACTATAACAGTATTTGCAGTAAATTCACCCTGAAGAACTGCGTCGCCAACCGTTATATCACCGGTGCCTGACGCAGTTAACGAAGAGTCTCGCATGATATCAACCATTTCATTAGTTTTATCAAACCAATTTTGAAATGTCTGAGTCGTAGTAATATTTTGAATGCTAGGTTTTGACATTTAATTATTCTCTATCTTATCTAAACGGGCGCTGATTTGCGTTAGGCACAATTTAACCTCAACGAGCTCTTTTGTCAATTTTTCGACTTTACGATATAAAGCCCTTTCTGACTTATATTTATTAAGAGCAGCTACGTCAGTATTTAAAACTGCTCGAGTATTCTCGTCTCTGATTAAAGCGTGTGCCTGTATCATGTTAAAGCAATTCCTCTATAATCTTTCACAAACGGTACATTGTGAATGTTAGTTGCAAGTAATTCAATCTTAACAGCAAATTTTCTATACCCTATAAAAGTGCCAGATGTACTAGTATATGTGATAGTACCGGTATCTTTATTAGCATCTGCAACTTTATATCTAAATTCTTTATAGTCATTTACATTAGAAGATGAAGAATAAGTATTAACACCTTCGAATAGTTCTAGTTCAATCCAATCAATTGTATCGAATGCTGCGCTATCTTGTGTGTGCTGAGGTCTAATATAAACTTTAATGTCTGTGCCATTAGGTCTGTATCCTGTAAGATACAAGTTTAAGTCTTCAGCATCTAAGTCTTCAGCTAACTCTATGGTCTTAGAAATATATTTAGACGTAGTAGCCGATACATCAGTAACTTTAAATTGGTAAGCTAACAAAGTAGCTATTTCTAGATCAACAATTGGAGTTGAAGTAGGATTTGCAGAGTTAGACATTTCAACATTAATATTAAACGGCTTCGGATTAATAAAGTTATTTGATTTAGAGTAAATGACAACGCCTTTTCTGGTGAAGAAATTATTATCACCGAATTTTAATGGCATATTATATGTATTAACAACGTTATCAGGATCTGTGAATGTGCCATTAATAGAAGTTGTTGTTACAGAATCATTTGCTTTTTGAATTAATGGTTGTATATAACTTAAATTAATATTATCAATAGTTCCAATTGTACCATCAGTTCCGCTCGTGAATCCAGTAAGTACATCACCAACTTCAAATCTTTTCAAGTTAACTGCAGAACTCTTCTTTAAGTGAAGTTCTGAAGCAGTGTACTTGTTATAATGAGAAATTACACCGCCTACAATTGGAACACCTGAAGCGTTCGCGCCATTGAATGAACATGGCTTGTCGGTTGTGATTTGAACAGAAGTATCAACACTAGCAACTCTAAATATATCAGACGCAGTATTACCACTATTACGTACTAGGATATAATCGCCGGCAGAATAATCTGCAGTAAAGTCATTGCCTGACTGTGTGATAACATTTGTTCCTTGAACCATACTTACAGTATAACCAGTATCAATTTGCTTGTAAACATATTCGCCAGCGGTAAATCTTCCATCCCAATCACTCAAAGTAAAGAATTCATGATCATCGTTTGTAAGATTTACAGTACCAGTCGAGGCATTAAAGTTGTGACGATAAAGAGTAAATTTAATATCTTCATCTTGTACTGATTGCCATGCTCGGTTGTTTGTAGATGTAAATAAAACACCATCGCCCCAATCCATAACAACAGATTGACCTTGTGTAGGACCTGTAGTTTTATCTGTTCCACCAACTTTAGAAGTATAGATTAAGTAGTTAGGATCGTTTGCGTCTGGTTGAACAACAATTGCATATTCTTTTTCAACATCTACTCTGATAGGTGCTTCAAAGTTAATTTCAGTTACTGCTGTTGCATCCGCCGAAACGTTTACATCAGTAGATGTGTAGTGTATTTTAGAGAATGGCAAAATAATTGAAGAAGGATAACCATTTACAACTTCTCTTAACGTAACTGTTATGCCATTAATATCACTTTTTCTCTTGAAGTACAAATCTACTTTAGAGATAAATGCACTGTTAGATCCTTGACCCATACCTTGCTTAATAAAGAAAGTTTGAGCTAATGGATCGCCCGAGTTGGTTACTCGTCGGGCCGGTGCCGGTGCAATAACTGTTGTTACCCTGTCTGCTAAGTTTCTTGATGTTGCTGTTTCTTCAATTGCAAACTCTGGCATTCTCGTAGAAATTGTTGTCGCGCTTGAAGTAATATTATAAGCGTGATAAGCAATATCTGATTTTGAAGTAGACGCAGAATCAATACTTGAATACTGATCTACGTCAACTACTGTTAATATTCTATCTCCAACAAAGAACACTCCTTGTGGAATAGTAAATACTGCGCGTAGAACTCCATTAGCATCTGTCGTAACTGCGTCTGCCGCAATTCCAAATTTCTGGATATCTCGTGCATTAGCAACTACTGTACCTGGAGTAACGTGAGCATTTACATCAACACGATCAAAGAAGAAATAATGTCGTGTGCTAGGACGTAGTCCAGACACAAAGACTTTAATATCTTGCGTTCGCATATAAGGCTGGAAAGTTACATCAGTGAGAAAATCACCTACTGCGTTTGCATCACCGTCATTTACTGTAAGATTTGAAATAATGCCAGCTTCTGTGCTGGGGGTTGTAGTTGTAGTTGTTCTACCAACTCGTGACGATATAGCATCACCATCTACCACATCACCAGACCAGTTAGTTCCGGTCAGTGGCCATATTTCTTGAATATCTTGGAATGCTGCAGATACATCAATCACTAAAGGAACTGGATTTTGTATTGTATCGTGGGCCATATCATGGTTTGGCGAGATTGTTGCTTGGCCATCATATTTCCAGAAGTTAGATACGCAGTTTCTAGAGTTTGTAGCATATGGTTGCCCAAGCAATTTCACGTTAGCATTTCTGCTTAACGTAGCAATCTCGGCGTTGTTAACACTTGGGAAAACAGATGCACCAGAAGCTCCAGAATATTTCAAATCTAGAGGGAACGTATTCAATGCTGGAGTAAGAATTTTCTTATCAAAGTGAATAGCAGCTTTGTGATTTGGGTCATCAGTATTGGCAATTTTTGCGTCATTCATTGGATCTACAATGTAGCCATTTTTAAATCTTGTTAATCCGTTTTCATCTAAGATTAACAAGTTTTCTGAACTTTGCTCTAATTGATTTAAGCTGATGTAATACTCAAGACCTTCAATTCTTTTTTCGATCTTTTCAATGTCGCGCATTGTATAGTTCTTAGTGCCACTCGATTTAAACTGAATTGCACAAGAGAATTTACCTTGCTCTGACGCTTCTTTTTGTGATAGCGCGGGATAACCAGGAATATAGATTTGAGTAACGACAAGCTGATCTTGACTTACTTTTGGAGTAATTGGGTTTTGATCTTCTTCGCCTTTGATAAGTTGAGCTTTACCAAAAGAATCAAAAGCAATTACGTCAACTCGTGATAAGTAATTTTCAACGTCAGAAGTAATAGTAGCTTGCAAGGCTGGAACTAAGTATGTGCCACTAAATGTTTTATTATACCCACCAACACCGGTAGTTATTATTCCTGCTGAGCCAATAGTAGTATCAGTGTAATCAACAGCTGCATCTTTATCAACGTATGGTCTAAAGTCAAAACAGTTTCTTAAACTAAAAAGCCGTCCATCTGCTGCTTTATAAGTTGCAAGATCAGAAGATCTAATAAAACCACCAGGCAATACAGCGGTTTCATCATCAATAGGATAGCTGTTAATTGTAAAGAAATGCGAGCCGGTAGAAGTATTTACTTGGAATACACCTAATTTAATAACTAGCTGTT